AGTGGTAGGAGTACTCCCTATGAAGCCGACGCCACAAGCCATCACCGTGCCGCCGCTCGATCGCCGTGCGGACGTGGGCGCGATCGACGCCGACAAGCGCACCGTGGACGTAACGTTCTCGACGAAAGCTGGCGGCGACGTGCTGCGCTATGACTGGGACACAGGCAAGCGGTACTGGGAGCGGTTGTCTCTGGACGCGGAACACGTCCGCCTCGACCGCCTGAACCACGGCGCGCCGCTCTTGAACGCCCATAGCGCCTACGAGGTCGGCAACGTCATCGGCGTCGTGGAAGACGACTCCGTGAAGCTGCTCAAGGGCGAGGCCCGCGCGACGGTGCGGTTCTCGAAGCGCGCCGACGTGGAACCGTACTATCAGGATGTCCGCGACAAGATCATCCGCAACGTGAGCGTGGGCTACCGCGTCCATCGGTTTGAAGAGCAGGCGGTTCCCAAGGATGGCTTTCCGATCAGGCTCGCCGTTGACTGGGAGCCCTACGAAATCAGCATGGTCCCAATGGGGGCCGACGTGGGCGCTCGCGTGCGCAGCGTCAAGGACGTGGAAACAAACCCGTGCGTGATTGTGCGACGGGCAGAGGAGGAAGTCATGGCCGAAGAGACAAAACCCATCGAGACGAAGCCCGAGCCGAAGCCGGCCGCGGCGCCGCCCCCCGACGCGGAGGCGATCCGGGGCGCTGAGCGCGAGCGTATCACGGGTATCCAGACGATCGTGCGCGTGGCCAAACTCGACCCAAAGGTCGCGGAGGACTTGGTCGTGCGGGGCCTCACGCTCGACGCCGCGCGGGTCGAGGTCTTCGCGAAGATGGCCGCGGCCGACGCCACGAAGCCCCCGACCGATCAGCAGGTGCGCGTGGAACTGGGGGAGGACGCCCGTAACAAGTTCCTGCGGGGCGTCACGAGCTGGTTGCTGGCCAAGGCCGGCACCGACGTGAAGGACGCGGGCGACCCGGGTGAGTTCCGCGGGATGACGCTCGTGGACGTGGCGCGCGAGTGCCTGCGTCGACTGAACATCTCGACACGCGGGCTCGACAAGATGCGGATCGTGTCGGAGGCGTTCGTGCGCCGGGACATCACGCAGTCGACCAGCGACTTCGCGACGCTGCTCGAGAACACCATGCACAAGGTGCTGCAGGCGGCCTACGCCACGCAGCCGGACACCTGGTCGAAGTTCTGCGCGCGGGGCACCGTGAGTGACTTCCGCGCCCACAACCGGTATCGCATGGGCTCGTTCGGGGCGCTCGACGCCCTCAATGAGAACGGCGAGTTCAAGAACAAGGCGATCAGCGATGCTGAGAAAGCGTCGATCACCGCGACGACGAAGGGCAACATCATCAACGTCTCGCGACAGATGATCGTCAACGACGACATGGGCGCGTTCGCGCGCCTGCTCACGATGCTCGGCCGTGCGGCTGGGCTCTCAGTGGAGGTGGACGTCTACGCCCTGTTGGCCCTCAACAGCAACCTCGGCCCGACGATGGGCAGCGCGCCGCTCTTCGATGCGGCGGCGCATGCGAACCTGACCACGGGCGCGGCCCTCTCGGCCGTGGCGCTTGACCTGGACCGTCAGGGGATGGCGAGCCAGACGGACCCGTGGGGCCATCAGTACCTCGACCTCCGGCCGGCGGTCCTGCTCGTGCCGATCACGCTCGGGGGCACGGCCCGCGTGATCAACGCCGCGCAGTACGATCCCGATACCGCGAACAAACTGCAGCGCCCGAACATGGCGCAGAACCTGTTCCGCGACATCGTCGACAGCCCGCGGATTACGGGCACGCGCCGGTATCTGTTCGCCGACCCGAGTGTCGCGCCCGTTCTCGAGGTGGCGTTCCTCGAGGGGCAGGCGAGCCCAGTCCTGGAGACGAAGGACGGCTGGAACACCGACGGCGCTGAAATGAAGGTGCGCTTCGACTACGGCGTGGCCGCGGTCGACTTCAGAGGCGCGCTCACCAACGCCGGAGCCTAGTGCACTCGCGCGACTCTCGGGGCGCCGGTCGTGCTGATCGGCGCCCACCCGCGCCTCGTTGGCCACGGGGGGCCGTAACCCCGCAAAAGGAGCAGTGAGATGGCGACCAATTACGTGCAGCCGGGCAAGATTCTCACCCTGACCGCGCCCTATGATCGCACGCCCGGAACGGGCGCCCTGGTCGGGGCGATCTTCGGCGTCTCGCTCGGCACGGTGCTGAGCACCGTCGCGGGTGAGTTCGCCCTCGACGGCGTCTGGACGCTCGCGAAGACGAGCGCGCAGGCGTGGACCGTCGGCCAGAAGATCTACTGGGACAACAGCAACAAGCGGTGCGACTCCGACGCGTCGCTGGGCCAGTTCGTCGGCGTGGCGACGGCGGTTGCGGCGAACCCGACGTCCACGGGGGTCGTGCGGCTGAATGGGGTATCGCCGGTGACCGTGGGCCCGCTGTTGGCGATCACGACCATCGCGGGTGACGGTGCGATCACCATCGCGCAGGGAGTTGTCGCGCTGACGAAGGGGTCGGCGGCGGCGATCACCCTCGCGGCGCCCATGGCGGCGCAGGCCGGGACCGTAATCCACGTTATCAACGGATCGGCCTGGGCACACGTGATCACGGCCACGGGACTCCTGGATGATGGCGTCACGGGCGGGGGCAAGAACACCGCGACCTTCGGCGCGTACGTCGGCTCCGCGATCACGTTGCTGGCGTACAACCTCCACTGGACAGTGGTGTCGAAGAACGTCGTCACGGTCGCGTAGAGGCCGTGCATGGACCTGGGGCCGTTGCGGGCGCTGACATGCGTGCTAGTGCAAGACGCGTTCGGTGTGCCTGCCACGGTCACACTACCTCTGAGCAACCCCGTTACGACCACGGGTGTGTGGGTGCGGGCGCTCGAGGAGGCCCAGCCGTTCGGCACGGACCTGGTGCGCCGGGACCCGCGTCGCGTGCTGGCGATTCCCCGCACCGCGGTGCTGGACGCGGTCCCACGCGGGACCGTGATCCTCGCGGCGGAGATGGAGGGCGGGCCTACCCGCATGTGGCGGGTGGACGGGCTCGAGCGCACCGAAGCTGATCTATTTCGAGTCATCGTGGTGCAGCAGTAGCCAGAGCCATGAACATCAGCGTAGAAGGCGCGGACGCGGTCGTAGCGGACCTGGCCGGCCTGTCGGCCAAGGCGATGCGCGGGGCGGTGTGGGCCATGAACCGCGCCATCACCAGTGGCCGCACAGTCATGTCCCGCGAAATCGCGCGCGACACCGGCCTTCGGGTGGGCGTCGTGCGCGACGCCATGCCCATCAGCCAAGCCACGTTGGCGCGTGCGGAGGCCACATTCAAGGCTGGCCTCCAGCGCATTCCTCTGATCGACTTCAAGGCGAAGGGTCCCGAACCATCGCGTGGGAAAGGCCGTGGCGTGAGTTATCGCCTGCCCACAGGGAAAGGCCGGCTGCCAGATGCGTTTCTGGCGACCATGGAGAGTGGACACCGGGGCGTTTTCCGTCGCGCCGGGAAGGCCGGATCGCGGACGGGGCGGGTCATGGGCGCCCTCAGTCAGCGGAAGAGTCGCGGCGCCTGGAGTCCGAATCTCCCAATCGTGGAACTCTACGGCCCGTCGCTCGGGCACGTCTTCGCGAAGTACCGCCCGATGGGGATGGCGCGCACGAAGGAAGCGTTCGACACCGAGTTCGCCCACCAGATGAAGCGCCTCCTCCTGAAGGGGACGTTCAGTGAGGGGCCGTTCAGTGAGTGAGCCTATCGACTATCTGATCGCGCAGCACCTGCAGACGGCCTTGCGAGGCATGGCCGTCGCGAGCGGCTACCACTACACCGTGACGAGTGTGGCGGTCAAGCTCGATCCCGATCAGAACGTCAACGAACTGATCAAGTCAAACAACGGCCCGCGACCGATCGTCATTCTCCAGGTCAAGCCAGAGGCGTGGGACTATCAGAAGTCGAGTCGGGTACGTCTCATCTGGCCCATCGCGATTCACTGGGTCGGCGAGTCCGATCCTACCGACGACAATAGCCGGATGCGCACCTACCTGCGTGGCTGCGCCGACGTGGAACGGGCGATCACCATCGACATCAGCCGCGGCGGGCGGGCGGTGGACACGCGCATCGTGACGCGCACCATGGACGGGTCGATTGGGGGCGCGGCGGTGTGGGCGATCATCGACATCGAGATCCACCTGTATCGGACCTTCGGTGCGCCGGACGCCTAGCGCACCGGGACGAGGAGACGACGATGCGACAGATGCGATGCAAGCTCATCGGCGGCGCCCGCGTCACGGCCCCCGACTACGGGATGAATCTGATTGTTGGTCAAGTCGTCGACCTGGATGAGCGTCTGCCCTGCGGTGGTGTGCTGGCGGATGTGGTACATCCGGACTGGTTCGAGGCCCTTTCGCCCGACATTGCGGAGGCCCCGCGCCGCCGGCGGTCGCCGATGAGCGCAGAGACGACGGACGTGCCGGCGAGTCCGGCGACAGAGGAGTAGAGCCATGGCTGAAACGCTAGTGGTCGGACGACTGGTACAACTCTTCGTGGCGACCGAAACATCATACGGCGTGCCACCCACGCTGGTGGCCACCCATGCGATGCGGCACATTAATTTCAAGCCGAGCTTCAGCCCATTCAACCGGGTGAATAGCCCGGCGAAGAAGGTGAGCCCTGGCGTGGCGATGCGTTTGGACCGGCGCGCCTCGGCGGGGGCCTCCCTTGAGGCCCTCATTCAGCCGAGCGGCACCCTCAACACGCTCGCGGAATGTGACCCTATTCTGGAACACGCGATGGGCGCCAAGAGCAACGTCACGCTGGCGACGACGGTGGCGGCCTCGCCCGCCCCCACGACCACGGTCTTCACGGTGGCCTCCGCAACGGGGCTCGTCGTGGGGCAAGCGATCCTGGTGGCCTGCACGGGCGGCACGTTCCCCGGCAAATACGTGCGGTGGATCGCCGCCATCAACACGCTGGCATTGACCGTGACGCCGGCGCTGCCTCAAGCGCCGGCCACCGGCGATGCGGTCAAGGGTTGCTGTACATACAAACTGACCTCGGCGGTAGCGTCCTCGCTGGCCTTCGGGCACTACCGGACTGCCGACACGACCCATTCCAAGATCATCAAAGGCGCCGTCTGCGAGAAGCTGGGGTTTTCGTTTGCGCAGAACGACGAAGCCCGGCTGACGGCTACGTTCAAGGCCAAGACCCAAGTCACGCCGGCGCCCACCAAGCCCGCGGCCTTCACGACCGTGGGCGCGCAGAACCCCCCCTCGGGTCTCACTGGCGAACTCTATGTCGGCGGTGCCGCGTACAAGTTCATCAAGCTGGACGTGG